ACGTCGTAGATCGTGGCAAGAGCGGCGCGTTTGATTTCCATCACGCCTTTACCTTTTGCGTCAAAGCCATCAATCATCTTCGACGCCTTGCCGATAACTTCGGCGCGATCTTCGGCCTTTGCCTCAATATCAGCGTCCGTAATTACCTTGGCCTCAAGGTTCGTGATTTCAGCCATCTTTTCGCCAATGGCTGCATCTCGGGCTTCAATTTCCGATTGCATTTCTGCAACCTTTGCGGCGTGGTCACTGACCATTTGCGTGATTTTCTCAGCGTCGGTGGCCGCAACACTCACGGCCTTGTCGCCAATCATCACCTTGACAATATCCATTTCAGGTTCCTTTTTGTCAGGTTTAGAAAGCGGGGCCGCGCCCCATTGTTTTGCGGCATCCCCAATAGCAGGAATGCGCGCCTCTTTGCCAGCGCGGGCATTGTCCACGATAGCAATATGGTTATATTTAGGCGGACCCATTACAAAGTCGTAGTCCGCATGTTCTACCGCCACCATGTCCGCCGTATATCCTGCGGACAATTCAGCGCGGCCATTCTTCACCGCCTCTATTGCATTGGCGTCCTTGAGGATTAGTGGCAGGCTGATAAAGTCGCCATCCCATCGCGCGGCAGTGGACACTTCACCTACCGCCAATTCACGCCAATTGGCCGCGCTGACCTCGTCGTCCGGGTGTCCCATTGTCACGGGCGCGTGGGATAGCGATGCAAGGCTGTTAACGTCCTTAACGCTATCTTCGGGACGATAAACACGAATGACGCTATCGCCAATTAGGCCCAATTCGGAGGGCAGGTATTCTTGCACACCTGTTCGCAATGCGCGGGCTTCCGTCTTCAGGTAGCCTTCGCTTGTGATTTGGGTCTTTCCAATTGGCGTTCGGTCTGTGAATTTCATATTGCCCATTCTAGTTATTGCGCGGGTGTATTGCAAACAGGGTGTCAATCTGGAATGCGATCTTTAACGTATGGCTCAACAACTACCGTATGGGGCGGTAGCGCGGCCATTAGCTGATCCTCATATAGTGGCCAGTCGCGCAATCCCAATTCAATCGGATGCAATAGGGCGTAGGTATCGTCATTTAGCAGAATCGGCGTTGCCCATTTGTTAGCCGCCGCGCCGTCACTAACCGGCACACCGTCACGCACCCCGAAAATACCGGCTTCTGTTACAACCTGACCCGCCGCTAGTGCGATTTGAGCGCCAAACGAAAAGATCACTGCATTTGCGGTTTCTACATCTTCAAGCGTTTGGAATATCAAATATCTTGACATAGCTTGCCCTATACTGTTGGCGGGTTGGTTTTGTATGGGTGGCCGCTCGGAAGGCTGCCAGTGAGGCCGTGCTTGTGCGCCAGATATCCCTCCGCTTTCTGCCGGTCAGTCGTGGAGAGCGCCGCCGTGGTCATGAGCAATTCGTAGACCACAAGAGAAGTGGTGCGGTTGATGAACCCACGGTCGCGGGAAACTTGGCTCACATTAACCGCCGCAGTAGGGGAGAACCCAAAGATCGTCTTTGTCAGCGACCGCGTGGCCGATGCGGTGGGGCTGACAATGTTGCCGTTTTTGTAAATCGACCCGTCCACTACAGATGTAGGGTTTGCCGCGCTTTCCCATATCAAGTCCGTTACGGTTGGCGATGGAACAGCATCCGGCCCGTGGAATGGAACAGTCGAACTGTCGCCTAGGACTGGGGAATATCTGTCTTGATCAGCGTAAGAGTTGAAATAACAGACGAAAAAGATCGTTTGCACCGATGCCGTGGGGCACGTCATCAGCTTGCGCAGCGCCGTGTTAAAGCTGCCATCCCCCGCGTCATAAGGCGGCTGGTCACCTGACGTGGTTTGCGTCAAGTGGTTGGTGGAGCCGCTCTTGTCGTCAATCTGCTGGACGTTGCCAGCGTTTAGAGTGACAGTATCAGCGTCCCCGGCGTCATACCATCGGCCCGTGTTGCCGCCTAGGAATAGCCGCGCAGGCGTCCAGAGCGCAGGCGGCGCACCTGCACCCCCACGCCCTAAGACCATGCCGTCACGGCCAATCCGCATATTCGCGCCGCGCGTTAGCATTAGCTAAATCCGGTCTCTTTCCATGCGGGCCACGATTGACCGGAAACGGCGATCATATGGCACACAACCCCGGCGGGGACGATTACAATCTGACCGAAATTCATCGGCGTTGCGTTACTATAAGTGCGGCCCGATGTGCCCCCGAAAGTTACACGCATATTCTTACCAATCTGCACTAGCGTATCGGTCGTTTCGTTACCGTCTGTAATCTCGGTAAAGCTATCCGTAACAGTCACGACTGCCATTATTCCAATTCCTCGTTTTCAGGGTTTTGCCAATCCATCATGGATTGCTCAATTCCGCCGCCAACTCCGGCCTCTGTTAGGTCATTAACAATAGCCTCGGAAAGCGCCTCAATCGGAATGGCGTTAAGCGATGCAATCTTTTGCCACTTGCTGGCAATCCGGTCGCCAACCTCCGCCTTATCCTTATCGGACATTTGCCACAGGCTAGACCATTCATACCAGATATCATCCGGGCGCGATCCAAGGGCTGACCGAATTATGCATTCGTCAAGCAAGTAAAGCGCGGGTTCCACGTCATTGGTTTGCAGCGTATTGATATGATCATAATACGCGCTCAACTCCAATTCGCCGGTAGCGCCCAGACCTCCCGCGCCCGTTCCGAACAATACCGCACGGGGAATGCGCGCAGCGGCGCTAACTTCCTCTTGCGCCTTTTCGATCAATTCCGGCAGAGTGGTGAATGTGCTGTTCTTTTGTTCCCACGTCTCCGAAGGCGTGTCCGGCGACGTGGAGCCATTCAGCAAGACAAGCCCATTGTTGCCTTTCATCGTTGCCATGTTAGCAAAGCGTGTGAGGATTTGGCTTTCTGTATCCGGGTCCGATAGCAACTCGCCAAGCCCCGGAACAGTCACAACATCAACGCGCGCCTCATACACCAGAGACGCGACGTTGGCGACGATGCTATCGTGCCGCTTGATAGCGGGCATTGCGGCGGCTAGAACGCTGTTAGCTTCGATGCCATCGCCAAAGCGTGTGGGCCGCTTGTCACCGTAGAAGATCACAAGCCGCGACGGGTGAATGCGAGTTAGCGCCGCGCCTGCAACCTCGTAATATTCCGGTTGTCCGTAGGTGGGCGACATGGGGTCAAGGTCGATATTCCCCTCTGCCACATCGTCTTTAGTCAGGAACGTCAGCCATTGAATACCATTGCGGCGCACACGATCCGGGCGCAAGGGTTGGCTTAGATCATCGTCCCCCCGGATGGAAATATGCACGTATGCAACGCCCCTGAGCCGCGCGTCATTGTATGCGGCTTGCAGGATGTTGCGCGCGTCTAGCCGCTTTTCCTCCCGCTCGATCAGCGTGATCTGCTGCGGGTCTGCCATCCATGCGCGCCACTTTCGGAAAGCGTCCTGCGCGACCTGAGACACGACGCGCCGGGGGAGCCATGCGAACTCATACGCCGCGATATACTGGCGCTGTAGCTGCGCCCAGTTGGCAGGCCGCACGTATTCCGCGTGTGCGGCCTTGTCGCGGGCCGTGCCTAGGTTGGCTGTTAGGTTGGTTAGGCTATCGTCAATGCGCATGGGTGAGAATATAGCGCAAAGGGGGTTGACGTGCAAAACGGGGTAGTGTAGGTGTGAGGGAGGTTGAACGCTATAGGAGGCGAAGATGACAAAAGAAACCGGAACCCTGAAAGAGTTGAACGTGAAAGCGGGCGACGTGGTGGAGTGCGTTAAAAGTGTAGGCGACTTTACGCCCGGTAATGAATACACCATCACTCGCGAAGGATGGATTGCTGATGACGATGGCGTTATTTGGGGTCCCGGTCGCATTTTACATTACCCCATAGGCTCTACATTCCGCATCGTCTCCCGCGCGGATGACACGCTGAAAATCTGGTGCGACATGACGCCGGAGGAGAAGTCGGCAATCTGGCTCGGGTTTTATCAAGGGAAACAGGTGCAGTATTGCAAGCCCGGGTTGAAATGGACCAAGGACACCGATTTCGACCCAGACAATCCAGGCCATGACATCGATCTGGCATACCGCATCAAGCCTGAGCCGGTGCGGGAGACTACAAATATCACAATTTGGTGCGACGAATACGATTACCAACTAGGGCGTGGTACAATCGACCTGATCGACGGCAAGCCCGACCCTGACAGCATCCGAATGAAACCCCTTGACTAACTACCCCGCCTATGCTAGGCAAACTGTATCTGTAACACAGGAGAAAAAACAGATGGACCCTATCTCGATTGTAGCCGCGACGATCATCGCATTCGGTGCGCTTGGCACTGGCCCTTCCGACGCACAGCAAGGACCTGCATGGCTGGCCTGTGAGACCGTCGATAAAGGCGGTTATTCGGTCTTTGCCGATCCGACCTGCCCCGGCTTTGACAAGTCGAACGGTGACGCAAACCGGGAAGCCTATGAGGCCGCGCCAGTGGATACCGGCGGTTCCGGTGACGCTAACCTATAATCAACCGGCCCCGCTGCTACGGTGGCGGGGTCAAGCCCAAGGAGTGCGTAGTGACACTAGAAGAAGCGAAAGACTTAGCGCGGCAGGCGTCTACATGCTTTGAGATTGCCGACCGCAAGTATCTTGCATATTCGCGCTATACTGCGGACGATAGCAGGCCCTATTACATGCAGGCGTTTCGCTTGCGTCAAATGGTGGAGGACGCAGGATTTGAGACGGAAACAAGCCGCGACGGAACTGTAACAGTCAAACCCAAGCATAGCTGACTTTAGCGGTTTCGTCTGTGACCGCGTCCATCATCGGATCTAATTGGTCATCGTGCTTTCCGTTCGGGAATAGGCTTGCCTCGTTTAGAAAGTCCTGCACCCAAGGTGCGCTTTGCGGCAGGAACACATTTCCGCTTTCAATGTATGGTGCGGCATCATATGCGCGAGTAATCTTGTCAATATTGCGCTGAATTGGCAAAATCGGAATGCCTTCCCGGCGCAGGGTTTGGATTAGCCCGGTTCCACTCACCTTGTCCTCCACTTTCATAAATCGGGGCTTGCGTAACTTGTGTTTTGCCCAGAACGACCGTCCTTGATCTAGCAGGTCAGGCGCTTCCCACTTCCCGCGCAATTGATCTAACAGGTATTTTTGGCCTTGCTTGGTGCGCCCCCAAAGTTGAAATACAGAATAGTCGTTTTCTTGCTTTGCCTTTTGCGCTGTGTCTGCATAAATGCCAACCCACTCAAATTCAGGCTCTTTCGTGTAGAATTGCCACCATTGATCTTTGAATACACCCCCGCCAACAGGCGCAGGACGCTGCATGTATTGGCCCGCGAAAACGTAGCTATTAGCGCGCTCAATTCGGCGGAGGTTGGATAGGTGAAAGTTGCTATTGCTAGGCCAAAAGCTATCGCCGCCTTCGGTTATAGCGGGAATGTTGAGATGATCCCAATGTTCACCATTGCCGCCGTTTAGCAGAAACCCGCTTAGGTCATCTTCATGCAATCTCTGCATGATTAGAATTATTGGCGTGTCCCGGCTGTTCTTCCGGCTTTCTAGCGTGGTGCCAAACCAATCTAGAACATTGCGCCGCATGGTCTCACTGTTAGCCTCACCGGCCTTGTGCGGATCGTCGATAACAATAGCGCCGCCGAACGTGTCGCGCATCTTGCCAGCACCAAACCCCGTTATCGTGCCCTCTGAGCCTGTAGCGTAAACATGCCCGCCTTGCGTGGTTTTGAAGTGGTCTTTTGCGTTGGTGTCAGCTCGGAACGATGGCGCGCCGAACAGTGCCGCGAAAGCCTCATGGGACATGATATCCCTGATCTCCGCCGTGTTAGACGTTGCTAGGGTTTTGCTATAGCTGGCGTGGATGAATTCGGCGTCGGGGAAGTGCCCCATACACCACGCGATAAACATCTTAACCGCGACTTCGGTCTTTCCTGATCGTGGCGGTATGTTGATGATCAATCGCGTTGTTTCGCCAGTCACGACGCGTTCAAGCGCGCGGCACAATTCCCGGTGGAATGGCGCTGTTACCAAATCGGCCTTGCGCCGCGCATAAAACATATACGCGGTGAACATGAATAGATCGTTGCGGATTGTCGCGGCGTCCATGCGTTAGGTTATAGCGCGGTGCGGGCCGGATAGCAAAAACCCCGCCGGAGCGGGGTTTAGATCC